TTTGCACAAGAAATTGAAACTTTAGTGCAAGTAAATAAAGACATGAATTATATTGATGCTATTATTCACTTTTGTGACCAGAATAGTATTGATTTGGAATCAGTCCCTAAACTTATTCCAAAACCTTTAAAGGAAAAGATTAAGTATGAAGCATCAGAACTTAACTTCCTAAAACGTAGTTCACGAGCAAAGCTACCACTATGAATGACCCCAATGACAATCCTTTTTGGGGGGAACCTATTCCCACCGATCTTTGGGAGGATATGGATAAACTTAATAAGTTATATGAGGAATTGAAGTGGAGTCATAGAGATTACTTAGAGATTGCTATTGAAGGCAATCATATTACTATTAGAAACAAATCTAGAGAAGGTAGATAGATTAATGATTGATGATGATCGTTGTAAAGGTATTTTTCCACCTAATATAGGTTGGTTGGAATATAATTTAACTCAACAAGAACTTGATTATATATGGAGTTGTGTAAATCATCAAGAAGTTAAAAAAAATAATTGGAAAAAGCATCTTGCAGGAAATATAAATTCTAGTTTTTTATTGCAAGATAAAGATGACTGGTTTTATAATAACACTCTTATTAATTTAATAGGGATTTATGGGAATCAATATTATAATTTAGGAAAAGAACAGCCTGTTACAAAACAATATACTTATTTTCTTAAAGAATGGTGGGTAAATTATCAATATCAACATGAATTTAATCCTCAACATAAACATGATGGAATTTATAGTTTTGTTATTTGGTTGAAGATACCGACAAGATTTGAAGAACAGAAGAAACTTCCTATAGCTAACGTTTCTAATTCTAATTCTATTTCTAATTTTACATTTACTTATTGTAATATTCTTGGTAATATAACTTCTTATTCTTATCAAATGAATCCTGAATTGGAGGGAAAATTATTGTTTTTCCCATCCAAATTGGTACATCAGGTATATCCTTATTTTAATTGTGATAAAGAAAGGATAAGTATTTCTGGAAATATTTGGATTGATGATAGATGATGCCTTTTGATGCTTACCGTTGTTATCTCTCTCTAAAAAATCATTTTACTAAAGACCATTACGATTATCATAAGTATCGTGGTAAAACTAGAGCAACAGTCCAAGCCTTTTATAAGAGGAAGGATAGGTTCTGGTTTGAAAAGTTTGCAAGGCAGAAGAATGATAAAGAAGTAGAAGAGTTCTTTGTATCTAATTTTATATACTCTACTGATCCTGCAACGATGTGGATTGGTGAGATGATTAAAGAAGGAGAAGGAAGGTATCAAGAATGGAAAAAGAAAAATCAATCACTTTCTTATATCTTTAAGGAAGAAGTAGAGAATGTATTTGATGAACAGAAGGTTGATGATGCTTTTGATTGTTCTAAAGGACACCCACCAATTCTAAAAAGTTATCTAGGGGGTGACACATCACTTGAAACTATGGTAATATGTGATATAATATTTGGGTACGGAAAGGATTTTGATAAACGACTGAATGACCCTGTGTGGGAAACCGTCAGTCGTAAGATTAAAAAATATAAACCTTTCCTAAATATTAATGTACCCCGTTACAAAAAAATCCTAAAGGAGGTTGTTATCCATGGCTCTTGAAAATGCCGCAATACTTGAAGAATTGAAAGAACGATATACTACTGTCGTTAATCAACTTAATGAATTATCTAACACTCGTCTTAAAATACAGGGTGCTATAGATGTACTGCAACAAATTGAAGATAGTAAAGCAGAGGAGGCACAAGATGTCATCAAAAGCGAAGGCGTCGTGGGCGAAAGCGATGGCGCAGATGTCAAACCCCCTGTCGGGAGTGATTCCAGCAACGGTGACTCATGAGCAACTAAAAAACAGATGAGTTTTTTTCAATCGGATGTAGTTCGTGCGGAGATGGTAGAGATTAGTGAACTTCAAGAAGAAGTTTATTCTAATGTCTTTAATTTTCCTTCAATGTCAAAGGAAGATCAACATAATCATGTTGATATTCTTGAAAGGTTGATCGAAAAACAACAAATTATGTACACTCGTCTGAGTTTATCGGATGATCCTGAAGCAAAGAAAATGAAAGAGCAGATTATTGAATCTGCTAAAATGATGGGTATTCCTTCTGGTACTGATATGAATCAAGCATTTAGTCAAATGGCAAAGATGGTTGATGTATTGAAAAAACAGATTGACAGGAATGAACTTACATAGTAACATATAAAGGTACACAAAAGCCAAATCTAAAAACAAATCTAATGTCATTTAAAGACCTAAAAAAACAGTCCTCTCTAGGATCTCTAACCCAGAAATTGGTTAAAGAAGTGGAGAAGATGAATAACACAAGTGGAGGTGCTGATGAGCGTCTCTGGAAGCCTGAAGTTGATAAAACAGGCAATGGTTATGCTGTAATTCGTTTCTTACCTTCCCCTGAAGGAGAAGAAATCCCTTGGGCAAAAATGTATTCTCATGCATTCCAAGGAACAGGTGGATGGTATATTGAAAATTCTTTGACCACAACTGGTGGCAAAGATCCAGTTTCAGAATATAATCGTGAACTCTGGAATAGTGGTAATGAAGCAGATAAAGATGTTGTTCGTAGACAGAAGCGTAAGCTCTCCTACTATGCAAACATATATGTCGTAAAAGATCCTACCAATCCTCAAAATGAGGGTGGAGTATTCCTCTATAAGTTTGGTAAGAAGATCTTTGATAAGGTTATGGAAGCAATGCAACCAGAGTTTGAGGATGAAACTCCAATCAATCCTTTTGACTTCTGGCAAGGTGCAAACTTCAAGTTGAAGATCGTCAAAAAGGATGGTTACTGGAACTATGATAAGTCAGAGTTCGACGCAGTATCTCCTCTCTTAGATGATGATGATGCACTTGAAGCATTATGGAAGAAGCAGTATTCACTTGCTGCTGTTACTGCACCAGATCAATTCAAGTCATATGATGACCTGAAGAAGCGTTTGGATTATGTTTTGGGTAATAGACAACCTGCTCGTCGTTTTGATGAAGAGGTATCTAATGAGGATAATGGTCGTGGATCATTTACTCCTGATTTTAAGAGTAGAGAACCAGTTGCTGCTGCACCTGTAGCATCTGCTAGTTCTGATGAGGATGATGCACTATCATACTTCCAGAAGTTAGCTGAAGAATAGCTGAGGGAAATCCGACTTTTTATTCCAAAAAAGTCGGAAAAAAAACTCCAGTATTTTTTTGCCCTATTACTTTTTTTATTGGAATAATCTAATATTTTCTGCTCTCTTTAAGGTTCCGCTGATATACTCGGTGGAACCTTTTTTATATTTTGTAATATCTTCTACATCATCCATGACAACACTTATATATTCTGGTTTTAGGATGAATATTTCTCTTTTTTTATTTTCTAAATTTTCCTCATATTGAAAATTTGTTACTGGTCTGGTAATATTAGTTGCTTCAGTTAATCCACTAATGAAAAAATCATAATACGATGTTGTGAAATCAGCCGCTACTTCTAATCCAGCAGGTACAATAGTTACGTTATTACTGTCTTTAACTTCTATAGTTTCATAATGATGAATTCCATTATATATTAAATTATAATCATTATCATATTTGTCTAAAAGATATCTATCAAAGTCTTCTTGGGGTAAAGGCCATTCATTTGGAATATTAACGATATTATTTGCTAAGAGAATTATCCAGTCTAGAGTGGGATCTTCATATACTCTACTTGCAACATTATCAGGTCTATCATCACCTACTATAGAATACTTCTTAAAAAAAGTAAGGTTTTGATAAATATCTTCTCTAAGGAAAACTCTTTTAAAAAGATTTTTTACAGTAATATAATCAGATATTTTGGCATCAGGAAGCCTACTAACATATTCAAAATCGGGAATTAAACTGAAGTAATTTGACATTTTAGAAACCTATTGCTGGATCATCACCAAATTCATCTTTATTACCATAATCATCATTATATATTGGATTAAGTTCTGAGTAAGTCATACTCATTTTATAAGCTGTCATTACACCATCTTCATATGTGGAATATTGTCCGTTTGGAGTGTAATCAACTCCAAAAGATTGTAAAGCACATTCCTTAAATTTATTTAAGTATTTGTGTTGTTCTCCATTAGAATTTCTATATGATAATTGAAATGTATGAGGAGATTTCATGAACAATCTTGATTTAGTTCTAATTGGAGCCATTCCTTGTTTAAAAAATCTGATAATTCTAATAACAGTTTTTGCTTCTTTTTGATCTCTTGGTGCTAAGATCCATTGAAAACTAAAGGTTCTAAGGTTAGGACCACCAAAGAGTAATTCCATATTTGGATTGGAAATTGCCCCTGTTGTTCTAGTTAATAATTGTTGACCTCCTGCTGCCATTCCTGCAATAACTGCTGCTAGTGCATCTTTATTATCATCAAACCCTGCTCCTAGTTTTCCTGCTGCTTCTCCTATTTCTCCAGCCATCGCACCTATACCTTTAGTAACTCCAGTTAAGGCTGCATTAGCTAATGCCATATCTAATGGAGTCATTGTTTGTCCACCCCATGTTACTGCTTGCCCATCTTGAATTCCTCCAGGAATAGGAAGAATAACTGACCCTATACTTCTTTTATCAATATCTGTGGATCTTTCTGACATTGAGAAATTGTCTGAATCAAAATTTCTTGGTTCATATTTCATCATATCAAATTTTAAAAAATCTTGTCCTCCACGATCTTTTCTTAAAGATTCTGGATATAATAGTCCTGTTGGAAATCCATTCTCTCTAGTGCCATCAGCACCTTCTCCTGCTGCTGAATTCATTATGTTTGAAGCTTGATCAATACTTGTTAAGGTTGGTTCTCCTGCCTCATCTCCTACATTTCCATTTCCGTTGGCTTTATGGAAAGCTCTTGATTCTGCAGAATTTGTTACAAGGTCTGTATTTTTTTCTAAGGTTTTTGCTTGAGTTGATGATACTTGTTTAATTTTATCTGTTATATTTGCATGATCAGAGTATTTTTCTTCTAAGTTGTTATTCCAATTTACCTTAGTGCCATCTCTTTCTCCTATTACTCTTCCTCCATTCCCCTTTGGATCATTATATTGAACAATTTCTACTTTATATGTTTTATCTCCATCATCAGTTTGAGTAGCCGTTACTCTTGTTGCTGTCCAAATTTCTGTTTGATCTTTTCCTGTTCCAACTTTTATTGAGTTTATATCACTCGTAAATGAAACAGCTGTTTGGGTTGACATTAGATATAGTCTTTTTACTTATTTAGTATGAATTTTCCATAAGGGAATCTAAGAAGGTCATCTAGTTCATCATAATCAACAATATACAGTTGTCCTGCTAGTTCTTCCCATGTATAATTACGAGATTGTCTCCAATGAAAGTTTAATCCTTTAAATCCCCATGACTGCAAATCTGTACAAGCAATAAGAGGATGTTGATCATATGTTATATCAGGAGTTTTTGCGTTGTATATAAAGGTATAGAATTGTCCTACTTCAGGAATTGGTGTCACGGTGCTATTTAATGCTTCCATGATGATTAACATCATTTCTTCAGGATCATTTATAGATTTTTCTAAGTCATCCTTGACTTCTTCAATTCTATTCATTTGATCCCTAACTCTTTTTCAGTAATAATCTTAAATTCAATTTTTCGGTCTTTACACCATTCATCTGCTGCTTTCCATTTTGCTTGATTTACAGCATATGTCTGACATTCGTAGAGATAGGATTTTGTCACTCTTTTCCTCTTTTTTGGTGCTTTGGTTTGTTTGAGGGGTTTTACCTCAATAACATACGTTTTTAAGTTTCCAGTATTTTCCTTTACTTTAATAATAAAATCTGGGAAGTATCTACGGACTCTACCATCAGGAGCACGGTAAGGTATCCAAAATTCTTCACTTCCCCACTCTGTAATATTTTCATTTTGATCACAATAATTACAAAATCGTCTTTCCCAAGAACTACGACAAATAATGTTAGTTATATCACCTTTATATTTCTTAGGTTTCTTTGGTTTAAATATACTCTTAATACTTTCTGCCATATCTCTTATACATAATATATAAGGTCAAATAGTATTTATAAATGCCCTCCGTCAGAACAGTCTCCAATATCAAGGCTAATTTATTAAGACCAGCTACTACATCTCATTTTGAGGTGCAGATACCTATTATTGATGCTTTAAAAGATTTTAAAGAAAGGTCGGATCAAGAAAGTATTCAATTAATGTGTTCAGAAGCATCTCTTCCTGGATCTAATTTAGCAACATTTGATATTAATAATGATCGTACTGGAGTAACAGAGAAGCACGTACATAGAAAGATTTTTGATGATAGATTGGATTTAACTTTTTATGTGGACGCTGGAGTTTATAGACCAATTCAATTTTTTGAAGCATGGATTGATTATATTACGACTTCAGCTGAAGATAATATACTACCTCCCGCTAATACTCTTGATAAACAAGATACTAATTATTTTTATAGAATGAGATATCCTAAAGGTGATACTGGTTACATGTCTGAGCAAGCATTAAAGGTTATTAAGTTTGAGAAAGATCATGCATTTGGTGGTGATGGAAGAGATAGAGTTGCAGAAGGATCTACTATATCTGGAGGAGGTGGATCTTTAGAATATACCTTTGTTAATTCATTTCCTTTGGCAATAAATTCCATGCCAGTTTCTTATGATACATCTTCATTATTAAAATGTACAGTTTCTATGAGTTATATAAGGTATTTTGTGAATCATAAGCCTACACCAAGGGATGGAGATTTAATGAACGAGTTAAAGCAAAAACAAAAAGATAATATACCACACCCAACAAAAACTACATCAATAGGAGATATGCCAGCACCACCTAATCCTGTATTAATTCCACCTCAAGTTCCAGAACCTATACCTCCACAAATAGCCACTCTAGGAAGAGCTTGGGGACAAAGATCTGATGGAACCTTTGGATTAATCTGATAAATAACAATACTGAAGTGCTATAGGACATTATGCCTTTACCAAAAATTGCCACTCCGACATATGAGTTGGAGTTACCTTCGACAGGTGCAACTGTCAAATACAGACCATTTCTTGTAAAAGAAGAGAAGGTTCTTGTAATTGCTCTAGAGAGTGAAGATAATAAACAAATTACTAATGCTATCAAAGCAGTTCTTAAGAATTGTATTCTTAGCAAAGGAATTAAAGTAGAAGATCTTCCTACATTTGATATTGAATATTTGTTCCTTAATATTCGTGGTAAGTCTGTGGGGGAAGAATTGGAGGTAAATATTATCTGCCCTGATGATGAAAAAACTCAAGTTCCAGTGACTATTAATCTTGATGAAATTCAAGTTCAAAAAGATGAAAATCATACCAATAAAATCAAAGTAGATGATTCTATTATGATGGAAATGAAGTATCCATCACTTGAGCAATTTATTAAAAATAATTTTGATTTTAATGATAAAAATGTAATGGAGCAATCATTTGAACTGATAGCTACTTGTATTGATAAGATCTATACTGAAGATGAGGTATGGGCATCTGCTGATTGTACTAAGAAGGAAATGAAGGATTTCTTAGAGCAAATGAATTCTACTCAATTTAAAGAGATTGAATCATTTTTTGATACTATGCCTAAATTATCTCATACTATTAGTGTTACTAATCCTAAGACAAAAGTGAAAAGTGATGTGGTTTTGGAGGGTTTAGCGTCTTTTTTCGCATAGCCCTACTGCATATGAGTTTGGAGAGTTACTTCAGACTAAATTTTGCCTTGATGCAGTACCATAAATATAGCTTAACAGAGATTGAAAATATGATGCCTTGGGAACGAGACATCTATGTGGCTCTACTTCAACAACATCTTGAGGAAGAAAAGTTAAAGCAACAGCAACAAGCTAATGCCCGTTAAAAAAGGAAAAGTTAGTGAAAAAGTATCTACTAAGGTTCTAGCAGCTCTTAGTACTGCTTTTGGTAGGGAAATATCTTTTGTTGATGATTTAACTTATTCTGAATATTCTACTGAATTACGGGAAGCAATGATGAGAGTCCACCCAGATACGGGTGGTGAGTATGCAGATGAAGAAACATTTAAAATATTATCTACTGAAAGAGATAGAATAAGAGGGAAAAATACTGAAAAGGAATTAGAAACTTTTGATAGAGAACCAACTGTAAATGTAAAGAAGACAAAAATAAGTCCATCTAAGTTTTTTGATAAAAAAGAACAAAAATCTCCTGTTCAAGGAAAGGGTGGTGCAATAGTAAAAATTGGTAATAGTGTTACTTCTATTGTAGAAACACTAAAAGAAGATCAGAAGCAAGATAAGAAACAACAGGGTTGGTTCCGCAAAATGGTGGAGAGGGTTAAGAGAAGAAAGAAGGAAAATAAATTAGAATTTCGGGCATTTGATGGATTAAAGAAAACAGCAACTAAATTGCTTGCACCTATGAAGAGTGCATGGGGTCAGTTTTTAGATTTTATAGGAAAGGTTATTCTTGGTAGAGTTCTTTTTAAGATTTTGACCTGGATGGGTGATAAAAAGAATCAGGGGAAGTTGAAGAGTATTATTAAATTCTTTGAGGATTGGTGGCCTGCCATGTTGGCTGGGTACTTGTTATTTGGAAATTCCTTAACAAGTATGGTGACTGGAATGTTAATACAGATGGGAAAATGGTTAGCTCCCATGTTATTAGCTATTGGTAAGTTAATGTTGAATCCGTGGGTTGCAGCAGCAGTTGGATTGGGTTTAACTGCTGCATGGTTATCTACTAAGAAGAATAAAACGAATCAGAATGTTGATGAATCTGTAGAGGAACAAGGATCAGAAGCAACTGCAGAGGATCTTAAACAAGAGCAGATAGAGAGAGATGAAGAGAGAAATCCTGTTCAAAAGTTTCTTTTTGGAACTTTGATGGGGGAGGATGCGGAAAGATCTCAACAGATTGAAAGAGTTGAGAAAATGAATAAAGGTGGACCAGTTCCTGGTTCTGGTAATACTGATACAGTTCCTGCAATGCTAACTCCTGGCGAGTTTGTGATGAGTAAAGGAGCAGTTCAGAAGTATGGTGCTAATACTCTTGCTGGAATGAATGCAGCTGCAGGTGGTACGAACCGACCAACATTAATGGGTGGATATAAAGGTGGTGGAGGACCAGGTTTTGCAAACATTACTAATACTGAAACAACTTCTAGTTCTGATTCCGATGGTAATTTTAGTTTTGGAGCAAATTATGTTTCACCTGAAGAAGCAAAAGAAAAACTTGCTGCAATGGGAATGCCATCTATGGAGTTGATGGATGGGACAGTAGTTCCTAATTTTGGTAAGATGGGTACTGATCAAATAATGCAGGGAATACAATCGGTAAGGGAGGGTATGGCAAACAACCCTGAAAAACTTAAAGAACTTGATAATTTTCTGGCAACTAA